CATTGGTGACACTCCAATGACATTGCCTAATGACGCTACAGCACTTGCTAACTGGGCAAACAATACAGCAGATGCTTCAAGCACTGGTGTAGATGGACTAGTTACACGTGACACTTACTTAGGCTTGTTCTATCCAAGTGGTCTTACAACTGATACCGCAGGTAATTTAGTTGCTGTTCCACCAAGTCACATGATGTTAAGTACATTCTTGTACAATGACCAAGTGGCTTATCCATGGTTAGCACCAGCTGGTACACGTAGAGGTCTTATTAACAACGCTTCTTCTATTGGTTATATTAATGCTCAAACAGGCGCATTTATATCAGTAAGAACAAGTCAGGGTATTCGTGATACACTTTATGATTTGAATATAAATCCATTAGTGTACTTCACAGGTAACGGATTGTTAAACTTTGGTAATAAAACAAGTTTTGAATCAAATAGTTCACTTGATAGAATCAACGTAGCTAGATTAATTTGTTATATTCGCAGAACATTAACAATAGCAGCAAGACCATTCGTGTTCGAACCAAATGACACTATTACACAAAAAGCAATAGCCGGTGTAATACAATCATTGTTTATTGATCTAGTAGCAAAACGTGGTATCTATGATTACCTTGTAGTTTGCGATAGTTCAAACAACACACCTGCTAGAATTGATGCTAATGAGTTATGGGTAGATTGCGCAATTGAGCCTGTCAAGGCTGCTGAATTTATCTATATTCCAGTTAGAGTCTTAGCTACAGGTACATTAGGTAACAACGCAGGGCAACAATAAAAGCATCTGGGCATTAGAAATAGTGTCCAGATAAATAAGTATATTAGGAGAAAATAAAATGGCAATAGCCTCACAATCATTGTTCAACATGACTGTCGCAAGTGACAACGCAGGCGGCAATCAAGGCTTGTTGATGCCAAAACTTCAATTTAGATTTAGAGTAAACTTTATCAATCTTGGCGTAAGCAACGATGCTGGTATAAGTTTAACTAAACAAGTAATGGAGTGCGCTCGTCCAAACTTATCATTTGATGAAATCACAATGAACGTTTATAACAGCCGCATTTATCTTGCTGGTAAACACACATGGCAAACATTAAGTATGACCATTCGTGATGACGCAGCAGGTACAGTATCAACAGCAATTGGCGAACAGTTACAGAAACAACTTAACTTTGTTGAACAAGCTTCAGCAGCAGCTGGTCAAGATTATAAATTTGAAACAAACATTCAAGTACTTGACGGTGGCAACGGCGCATATGTCCCAACAGTGTTAGAAGAATGGCAACTTTATGGTTGCTTCATTCAAAGTGCTAACTACCAAACACTTAATTACGCAACAAGTGATGTCGTTCAAATTCAATTAACACTACGTTACGATAACGCAGTACAACTTGAAAATGGAACATTAAGTGGCGTAGGTAATGAATCAGTATTGAGAGTTCCATCAACTCCTCAAGATTCATCAACTGGTATTGGTAGCGTAATTTAATAGTCTATAATTAGCATAAATCCTACTCGCATAAATACTGTGAGTAGGATTTAATAATATGGCTTTAGGATATTTAGGTCAACAATTAGAAAACTCATTCGCATATGGGTTTCTTCAAGGTTTATTAGGCGGGCAGGAATCTCAAGTTTTAGGTGATTGGTGGCATGCCAGTCAAATCTTTAGAACAGGTTCATATGCCAACGCTCCTAAACTAAAATTTTTATTTCACGTTCATTTTGACATTAACCCTAGTGTCTATTTTGTTCCTCCATCTACTAATAATTTATTTGGTGTTTTAGTAAATCAAATACAGCTTCCTTCATATAAGTTTGACACACATGTGTTAAATCAATACAATAGAAAAAGAATTGTACAAACAAAAATACGTTATAATCCAGTACAAATAGTTTTCCACGATGATAGTAGTAACAATATAGCTAAAATGTGGGCAGCATATTATACATATTATTATAATGATGGATCAATACCAGGTGTTCAATTTAGTGGTAGTCCAGGTACAGCAAGCAATGGTTACTTTTCTCCTCCAAATGGTGGGCAAGGACAATTTATAACAAACGCAAATTATCAACTAAAAACACAGTATGTTCCTGGAGATCAATTACCTCAACCTAATAATTGGGGCTATATAGGTGATACAAACAATCCAACTACACAAGCAGTATTAAAACAACCTTTCTTTAATAACATTACAGTGTTTGGAATTAATAGACACAACTTTTTATCTTATACATTAATTAATCCGATAATTACTAATTATTCACATGATACTTACAATTATGATGAAGGCAATGGTACAATGAAAAATAATATGACAATAGATTATGAAACTGTTGTCTATAATGAAGGATCAATTGATGGTGCTAATCCTAGCGCAATCGCTACAGGGTTTGGTGATCCATCTACATATGATAGAAGATTAAGTCCAATTACACCAGATGGAACTCAAAGTTTAGTTATAGGTCCAAATGGTATGGGACAAGGCCCAGTAGGAGGAAGCGTGACCCCACTTCAAAGACAAAGCACAATACAACCTAATCCACCAGCCGGCCCAACAACTACTCAATACTCATCAAATGTTAATCAGCAAACCTTAAATCAATTACTAGCTAATAGCAACGCAAGCACACTATTAGGCAATAATAGTTCAGGCACATTACTTCCAGGTTCTACTACTACATTATTGCCACCAACACTTCAAAATATTAATAATACAGCACCTGCCGTTATTAACACAACAGGAACAATATCATTATTCCCAACAGCAGGACAAAGTCCAGGTATAGAAGGAACAGCAGCCGTCCCTGGTCTAATATCAGCAGGTTCTCAGACACCTTACCCAGTATCATTTGTGGCATCACCTGTTCTCTTAGGTGGAGTTACTCCAACATCTACTGTACCAACTAATATTCAAGCAAATTATACAATTAATGCTGTACAATCCGCACCAGCTGCTGGCACGCAAGCAACAGGACCATAATCATGGCAGTAACAATCGACAATAATTTTCAAATAGATACAACTGTAAAAATTTTTGAGAATTTTTATAATGTAGATTTAAGTGTACCATTCAGTGAATTTGATATGGTAAATGGATTTTTTAACTCAGTTTGTAGTAGTCAGCAAATTGCTCAAAATTATACATTTTTATTTTTTTACATAGCACAAAATACAGGAATACCTGTGTTAACATTATTACAACAGTTTCAACAAACTACTAATAGTAATCAGCAAACATTAATTAATGTTAATAGTCTGTTGTGCTATTACTTAAATAGTTTTAAATCAAAAGTTTCTTTATACGGTATTACTGTAATACCACAACCAAATCCTGTAGTAGCTAGAAATGTGGTACAATAATGGCGCGTTTTGCTCAGAGTTTTTACACTCCTAAAAATCCACAAAAATATATTGGCGCACACAAGCCATACTATCGCAGTGGCTGGGAATTAAGTTTTATGATATTTTGTGATAGTCACGACAAAGTATTAAAGTGGGCTAGTGAAGCAATTAAGGTTCCTTATAGAAATCCTTTTACTGGTAAAGGCACTGTTTATGTACCTGACTTTTTTGTATTATATGAAGATGCCAAAGGTAGACAAATTGCTGAAATAATAGAAATTAAACCCAAAAAGCAAAGCATAATTGAAAGTAAAGTATCTAATGCCAGAGACAGAGCGGTAGTAGCACTTAATCATGTAAAATGGGCAGCCGCCAAAGCTTACTGTAAACAACATGGATTTATTTTTAGAGTTATTACAGAAGATGATTTGTTTTATAAAGGCAGAAAATGAAAATTGATAGGTTAGATTATAAAAAATATAATTTAAAAAGAAATTATGGCCATACTCCAGGCAATTATATTCCTATCAAACACACTAATTTTGGATACATTGTTATTCCAATAAATGCTTCTACTTTGTCTAAATCAATTTTTTACTTAAACCATATGTCAGATGGAAGAAATAACAATTTTATAATAGAAAGAAAATTTGACTTAAATTTCATTGTAACGTTAAGAGATCCTTTTGAAAGATGGGTGTCAGGTGTAACAACTTATTTTTTTAGAGCATATCCTGATGAAGAAATAACTCCATATTTATTAAAATTATTGAGTAAAAAGATTATCTGGGACTGTCATACCGCACATCAAAAATCTTTTCTAGAACAAGTTGAAACAGATAATACAACTTTCTTCTACCTTGATGACACCTGGGAAGATAAGTATTTTAAATTTTTAAAAGAAACATGGAACCTAGAAAAGCTAACAAATTTACATAGAAACAGTCATAAAGTAAACCATCAAAAAAACATATACTTTAAAGTATTAGATTTTGTTGAAAATGATAAGACTATTAAAAATAATATTATTAATTTTTATGTTGAAGATTACGAGTTAATTAGCAAGATAAACTTTTATAAGTAATACCTTAAAATTTCAATAAATAGTTGATGAACCGCAAATTAGAAGAATTATTTAACCTTAGTCCCTCTGTTGAAGAAACAGCCCCTGAACTTATTCCAGAAAATGACATTACCCCAACTGCTTTGGATAATTTAGAAAAGATTGAAAACGCACTACCTCAGGTACGTGGGTTAGAAGCAAGTGACAGTGAAATGGATGAGTTAGCACGTATGGCTACAGCTAGCTATAAAGACTTGATGGATTTGGGTATGCAGACAGATAGCAGATATAGCAGTGAAATATTTAGTGTAGCGGGCAACTTGTTAGGTCATGCTATTACAGCTAAAACAGCTAAAATAAACAAAAAACTTAAAATGATAGAATTACAGCTTAAAAAAGCAGCATTAGATCAAAAAAATGCCAACAAGAATGAAGAAATTGCCAATACCCCATTAGGGGAAGGCAAAAAACTTGATCGCAATGAATTGCTGCAAATTCTAAGCAATAAAAATAAAGAAGTGTGATAAATATAATATAGGGAATTCATTATGAAAAGTTTAAAACAATACATCGCAGAAAGCGTACACACATACGATTATACAATCAAAATTGCCGGTGATGTCACTGACAATTTTTTAGAACTTTTTACTTACAATTTAAACAAGTTCGATCCAGTAGAGATTAGTAAACCTAAATATACTCCAGTTCAAAAAACCCCATATGGATTTCCTGATTTAGAAAATCAACGTGTATGTATTATTAAAGCTACTTTTCGTTATCCAGCTACTGAACCAATGATTCAACAAATGGCACAATTATTGGGCCACAATTTAAACATGGTAAGAGTTGTTGATAGCAAATATGATGATAGTATTGATAAAGAAATGGAAGAATATGAGAATCAAATGAAACATAGTCCTGTAGTAGGAACTACAAAAGGCGAAGATTCAACATTAGATGCTAAAAAAGCAAGTAAAGATTACAGTAATTCATATTTAAACAGCATCAAAGATCAAACTAAAGGCGATAAGATTACAATGAATTATAGTGCTAAAGAAACTAAAGACGCATTTGATCCATTTAAACCTTACTTAGACGACAAAAAATTAGGCGATAAAAGCCCGATGACAAATATTTCACGTCCAGCTAAACCAAAAACTGGCGCAAAGGCATAAGGAATTATTATGAACTTCAAAGATTGGTTAACAATTGTTAATGAAGCTGAATCAACAGCAGAAAAAGATGACAAAGCAGAAAAAGCAGCAAAGAAAGTTGCTAAAGATATTGAATACGATGAAGGTCATAAAGGTAAAGATGACGATAAAGCCGAACGTGCTGGTAAAAAAGTCAAAAAAGATATGGAATATGATATGAAAAAGAAAAAATCTTTAAAAGATTGGTTCGATCATATCGATGCTAACTATTTAAAAGAAGGAAGTATTGCTCCAGGTCAAAAACCACTTCCTGTATTAAATCCTCAAAATAAAACAGCAGGTGCTGGGTTTGTAACAAGCAGTAATCCTGCTGTTCAAAACATGATTAAAAATCTTGATCCAAAAGATGTTCAAATTGTTCAAACAACAGGGTCAACAGGTAATACTCCAAATACAAGTAACACAAGTAATACTCCTAACACAAGTAATACAAACGCTACTCAAAATCCAATGAGCGAAGAACAAGTTGATGAAAAATGGGCAGGTGATGCTAAGATCGAAAAAACCGGCCAATATGCAGGAAAAAGCGTAGCAGAATTAAAATCAATGCTTGCTAAATTAAAGAAATCAGGCCCACATCACAAAGATAGTAAAGAAGCAAAAAGAATGCGTCAAATCAATTTTGCTTTAAGAGCAAAAGGTGGTTGGAAGAAAGGTGAAGGCGCTGCTATGAAAGAAGGCGCAAAAGTTGATCGTATGGTTAAACACATTGCTAAGTCAGAACGTGACGCAGGCAAAAGTAAAAAAGATGCTGAAAATATTGCGTGGGCAACTGTTAACAAACGCGGTATGCTCGACAATAAGAACAAGAAGAAAGTCAAAGAAGCTGATATTCCATCAACACAAGGAATTGACGTTAACGGTGCTGGCTTAGGCGCAGGTCGCAGCCAAACTACACTTGAAGCAATGTCTCCTATTGCCAATGATGGCGATAGTAGAGGAGCAAGATTAGGTGTTGGCCGTAGTAAAACAACACTAGAAGATTACAAATTGCCAAACGGCGTTAAAGTTGTACAACCAGAAACACATAAAATGCCAAAAGCACCTAAAGGAAGTGCCCCAAGAAATCCTTTAGACGAACCTGAAAAGAAAAGTCTTGGTCAAAAAGTTAAGTCACTCTTTACAAAAGAAGGCAAAGAAAAAATGGATAAGAAAGATATGAAAAAGAAAAAAGCAGTAAATGAAAGTATGCACAAACATAACGCAGCTAAACTTTTAGGTAAGGCACATGCTCTTGCTAAGGAAGGTTATAACTGCAAGTTTGAAGATATGGACGAAGCACGTATGTATCATGAAGGCTATAAAGAAGGTCTTGATGAATGTTATGGCCAAATGACTCCAATTCATGGCTTAGTACATGAAACACCAGCAGCAACAGTTCCTGGTATGGCAAGCCAAGCAATGCCTACAAGTTCATTAAAATCACCAACTCCAGAAGGCATGATGGACGAAGCTGACATGGATGAAGGCAATGCTTTTACAGCAGCACTTGCTAAAACACCAAAAGGTGGCAAATTTAGTTTAGGTGGTAAGACATTTACTGATCGTAGTAACTATGACGCAAAAGTTGATGAAAACATGTTTGAATCATGGGACGCACAGTTAAGTAATTTATTAACTGAATACAATTCAATTAAAGAAGGTCATAGCATTGCTGTGAATAATCTAGGCGATCAGAAATCTGTAAATGTTACAGCAACAGACGAAGATGCTGATAAATTAATCAATTTTGTTAAACAAGCAGCCTTAGGTCAAGGTCAAGTAGAACACCCTATGGGCAATGACAGCATGGCTAATTTATTGAATAAAATGAAACATGTTGAAGGCGATTACGCAGACGAAGAACATTCACATGAAACTTGCAATGAATGCGGAATGATGGAATCAGGCTGTGGCTGTGAGAAAGAAAGTGTTGAAGAAATGGAAACACAAGATCAAAAACTATATCAAGTAGCAGAAGATAATCCACCAGATGATGGCAGTCACAATGCCATGAACGCAACATTAGGCAATGCTGCTCAAAACATGGTTGCTAGTAAAACAGGCGGCGCAACACACGAAGATTTAGAAGAAGGCAAAAAATGCCCAGCATGTGGCAAAAGTCCATGTAAATGTGATGACGAAGAAGAAACAGATGAGTCTAAGAAATTAGATGAATGGGCTAACCAAGCAGGTAGTGGTCCAGGCAAAGGTACAGATGCTCAATTCACACAAGACATTGAGTTTATGACAAAAGTTATCAGTGGTGGTTTAAACAAACCAAAACGTGATCAAACAACATTGCCACATACCGAAGTATTACCAAGTATTAAAGATACTTCAATTGCTGATATGCTTAGAAAATTTCACGCAATTCAAAAATAATTTTTAGTTAAATTATTATAATGCCCGGTTTATCCGGGCATTTTTTTGCCTAGGGACCTTTGACAAAAAACGATAAATACTAAGAATAAGGTAATTAGATATGTCACAACAGAATATAGATTTTGGTTCATTTCCTAACGATCCAAGTGCGGATGCGATTCAAACCGCGTTTTTAAAAGTACAGAATAACTTTAATCAACTGTTTTCTGCGCAATCATCTCAAGCTGTAGTATCAGTAAATAGAACACCTGGAGCAGGTATTAACGTAATTAACGGTCCAGCCGGTAACGTTGTACTTGGAGCCAATATCGCCAATGTGACTGTAGCCACTACTACTTTAGCCTTAGGTAGAGATGGTCCTAACACATCAAATTTAGTTACAATTACTTCAAGCGCACAAACACTTTTTATAGATTTACCTAGTACCTTAAGCAATATAAGTAATTTAACCGTTTCAAACAGAGTAACAGCAGGTCACTTTAGTGGTGAAGCCGGTAACCTAAGTAATATTCAAGGTAGTAATATAAGTGGTGCCGTTTCATCGGCGACTACAGCAGGAACAGTTACTACAGCAGCACAACCTAACATTACAAGTGTTGGCACTCTTTCGGCATTAAGTATTAGTGGCAATTTAAATTCAGGTAATGCTAACTTAGGAAATGCTGTAAACGCAAACTACTTTATTGGTAGTGGTAATAACCTTAGTAACATTCAAGCAAGTAATATTTCTGGTACAATAGCAAATGCCAATTACGCAACTTATTCTGGAACAGTTTTAACAAATGCGCAACCAAATATCACAAGCGTTGGTACTTTAAGTAGTCTTACAGTAAGTGGCAATTTAACCGCAGGAAATCTATTAGGTAAATTTGCTAACGGTAATAGTAACGTAAGCATTCCAGCAGCTAATGGCAATGTTAATATATCTGCTGTAGGCAACGCAAACATTCTCGTTGTCACAGGTACAGGCGTTAACGTAGCAGGGACACTCAATGCTACAGGCAATGCCAACGTTGGCAATATCGGCGCAACAAATGGTGTATTCACAAATGTAAGTGGCAATGGTTCAGCTTTATCATCACTTACAGCAGCTAATATTACAGGGCAAGTAGCTAACGCTACAATAGCAGGCACTGTTTATACAAATGCCCAACCAAACATTACAAGTGTAGGCACATTAACTTCATTATCAGTTACAGGTAATATTTCATCAGGCAATGTGAATGCTAACTTCTTTGGAAATGGTACAGGCTTAACAGGCTTAGTTGGCGCTAACGTCACAGGTACTGTGGGTTTTGCCAACGTAGCATACAATGTTTCAGGCAGTAATGTAACTGGAGCAGTGGCATATGCCACAACTGCCAACAGTGTAGCAGGTAGTAATGTTAACGGTGCTGTTAACTTAGCCAATTATGCTACAACAGCAAATGCAGTAGCGGGTG